AGTGTGTATTAGGAAACTCTAAAACGCCTCATGAAGCAGATAAAGAAGCTCGTAGTGCTAATAATGCAATAACCCAATCTTGGGGAATGCTACTTAACAGAGCTATGAATGCAACTAATGAGCGAATCGAAAAAGCAGGGCATAGTATGAATATTCTGCCATGCAATATGATTCATGATGCTGGTTATTTTCTAGTAAGAGAAGAAGCCACATGCGTTGGGTTTTTAAATAATATACTTATTGAGGAAATGGAGTGGAATGATGACGATGCAATTAGATCTAAAGACGTACCCATGAAAGCTTCATTAGAAGTTGGTAAATCATGGGATACGTTAATTCCATTAAATAATAACGCAACAATAGAGGAAATTAGAAATGAACTCTTTCCAGCTATCACAGGATCAGCTTAGTGCTGTAAACGGTATCTGTAATCAGGTACTGGATCCTAATATAAATTCACATACACTATCTGTTCTTACAGGATCAGCTGGTACTGGTAAAACTACTGTAGTCGGACGGATTATGAATGATATTCGTAATGCAGATCCAAATATTAAAATTCACTTATGTGCAACTACTCACAGAGCAGCTCTTGTTTTAAAAGAAATATCAGGAGAACCAGTTACTACAGGACATAAATTATTTAAATTACGCCCTGTTGCTAATAAAAAAGGTAAAGAAGAAATAAAACACGTTGGTACCTGTGAAGCTAAAACAGGATCAGTAGTTATTATTGATGAATCTTCAATGATTGGTAATGAATTTTTAAAAGCTATAGTAGAAGTTGTTAAAAAGAAAAAACTAAAATTAATATTTGTAGGAGATCCTTTTCAATTACCACCTGTATCAGATAAATGCAGTATATTCGACGGTTCCTTACTTACTTATACACTTACTACAGTACACCGGCAATTAGGAGGTAATCCTATTCTCGAAAAAGCTAACGAGTTTCGTGAGTACATTGAAGGGATCAGGAATATTGAACCTACGTTGGAAACGAATATTAATTCTAAAAGCGAAGGTATTCATGTACTTCCTCATTCTGAATTTGTTGCTAAATTCGTACAAAAATATATGAACTACACCACTGGAGCGGAAGTTGACGCTCCATTGTGTACATACACGAACGAATCTGCTGTTAATTACAATAACATGATACGTAAAGCTGCATATTTTTTAGAAGATACAATAGAACCGTTCTATCCAGGAGAAAGATTAATTACTAATAGTATAGTAATGCATGAAGATAAACCAATCCTAACCAATAATGAAATAGTACATGTTTGTCATTATATAGAAACAGAAGAATATGACATTCCTGGTTATTATGTAACAGTAAAAGGAGACTATAATAAATATACAAAGTCTTCTACTAAAGGCGTCTTCTGTCCAAAAACTCCATCAGCAGCAAATAATGTTCTTAAGAAATTAAAAGGTGATGCTATTAAAGGACACACAGATGGATGGAAAACTTTTTATAAAATAAAAAACTATATAGGAGATTTACGCCCACCATTTGCAGGTACTACTCATAAAGCTCAAGGGGGCACATTCCCAGCTGTATTTATAGACAAAGTAAATATAAATAAATGCCATGACTCAGCTACTAGAGCACGATTATTTTATGTTGCTTTAACTAGAGCTAGCGAGAATGCATATATAAACTCATGAAAAAGTATCTATGTATAGGAAATGCCAAAGTAGAAGCCGAATGGCTCCCTCGCTGGTACGGAGTACCTCATAATGAGTGCGTATTTCGTAGATACAATAAGTTATTTGAACAACATGAACCTTCTTATGAAAATACTAGTTTTATTGAGTTAGTCCCACTTTCTAAAGGTACTAATTACAAACAACATCTTAGAAAACTTAAAACAGAAAGGTTATTAGATGGCATTTGAATACACAAATCATAATAATGTATCGCTACCCTTAGCAGTATTTCTTATGTATGACGATTACGCTCATGATGATAGGAATAACTCAATTAGTGCTACAGGGCTAATAAGACCTATCCGACAATTAATACTAGCTCAACAAAACCCTACCGAAGCAAAGACTGTAGAAATCTCAGAATTAGTAGCTTCTCGTATGGGCAATGCTATACATAAAGGATGTGAACTAGCTTGGACAGATCCTCCAACTGTGAAAAAAGCATTAAAAGCATTAGGTGCTAATGATGATGCTGCGGACAGCATTAAAATTAATCCAGAAGAAGTAAACACAGGGGATATGCCAGTTTACGTAGAACAACGGGTAGAAAAAACTATAGACGATTTTATTATTTCAGGTCAATACGATTTAGTCTTAGATGGTACGCTGAATGATTTTAAATCTACCAGCGTTTGGACGTATATATTTGATAGCAGCGCCGAGAATTATATAAAACAAGGCAGCATCTACAAATGGCTAAGCCAAGATAAAATTACCAGTGACTATATAAATATTAATTATATTTTTACAGACTGGTCATCTTCCAAAGCCAGAGAGAAAAAAGACTATCCTCAATTTAGAGCGTTAACTAAAAAATACGACTTATGGAGTATCGAGGAAACTGAAAATTGGATACGTAATAAAATAGCTCAGTATAAACTACATCTAAATACTCCTCAGGAAGGATTACCAGAATGTACTGACGAAGAACTATGGGCAACAGATGAAACGTTTAAATATTATAAAAACCCAAATAAGATGGCAAGATCTACTAAAAACTTCAAGACAATGGACGAAGCATTAATACAACAAGCTAATGATGGAGGAATTGGAGTAATTAAAACAGTTGCAGGAACGGTAAAACACTGTCCTTATTGTCCTGTTGTAGGTATCTGTACTCAAGCTGAGCGTATGCGAGACGAGGGGAGGTTACTAATATGAAGGATTACACACGAAGTGACAAATGGTTTGACTTATGGAATGGGGAAGATAATAGGCGTACCTTGTGCGATAGAAGACAATATAAAGCAAATTGGATGCAAGAACTAAAAAAAGAATCTAAAAAACTAACAGGACAAGAAAAGCATAATTTTATACAGGAACAAACAGTTATTCATATTGAACAAGTGAAAAATAATTATGAGGTATTGCAAACACAATATTCTGATATGCGTAAAGATTACAAAGAACTCACAGCAAAGTTTAAAAAACTTATGAAATCTGTTGAACAACTAAAAGACGGTGAATCTTTGGAAGTTATTAAAAAAGAATACGAAGCTAGTAAAAAACGACTAGATATTTGTGACGGAATGGTGGACGGAAAGTATCATTTAAAAAACGGAGGTATTCTTAGAGTTGATAATGATGGTTGACCAAGAGCGAGTCCTAGGCTTATGGGCCATTAAAGAGATAGCGATACAGCTGCGTAGCTCACTATCCGCCATTAGTTATAGGTGCATCTATGGCCTAGCTTTGATAGTAGTACCCGCTTTTTTCGTTACCAGTTATGCGGAAAAAGTATACCAAGCCTCCTAAAACTTGTAGGTACTACTTATGCAGCTATAGATGCACTTACTTTCAATAAGGAGACAAAATGAATATACAAAAGTTACAACAGGATATTCTTAGATGTCAGCATGTAATTAGTGAAATAATGATCCAACATTACGATAAAGATAGTTATAAAGAAATGGTTGAAAGAATATTCAAAGAATTATTTAAAGATTATTTTACAGGAGATTATAAATGTCCAGATAAGGTAGAACCAAAATCAGGACATCTCCCAAAAGAGAGCCTTAAAAAAATCAGAGAAAAACACAGGAGGAATTAATGGAACCATACAATTATTCTCGTAAATTTCTTGATTATACTGATCATCCATATTGGTGCGGAGCCAATAATAACGAAGCATTAGATCTCGCAAATCTAATTAGATCAGATATAGAAGAAGGCATTAAGTATATACTTCCTCCTGAAGGGCAAATAGGTATTAATGTAAAAGATTGTAGTATATACAAGAATATAATTAGATTACCCTATCCTAAAATTACATTAGAAATGCCATTAACTGGTTGGACTCGTCTCGATAATATAGGTGGAGATTCATCTCTTGTTCCTACTATTATATCTTTAATTCAACATACTCATAAAGATATGGGATTTTATTTAACTCCCGTACAATGTCGCACACCTTCAGGAAAAGAATTTTGGAACATGTCAAAATATGGAGCAGAACTAACAGAAGAAGACATTCAAAATTGGAGTAAAGGAGATCTATCAAAAGTATCGTATAGCGTCTGCGCTCACGACAAAGAATTTCCCGTTTCTGATTTAGATGAAGTATCAGGTAAAGCAGGAACAGAAGAATTCAAACAATTTTTTGGCAGACTTATGAGAATTGCCCTCGAATTTATAATTTATGCAAATACTAGAAATATCGGAGTAGAGACTATTTATGCACCACCAAAATTAAATAAGAAGAGGGCAAAGCGAGGACTTAAACCAAACTATAACTATAAAATATTAAGTATACATAAAACAATTATTAAAACTGCAGGTAGTGGTAGCAACGTTGGGCATCATAGAAATAAAGCACATTTAGTCTGTGGACACCCAAGATTCTACAAGAACAAAGATAAACCTATATGGATTAAGCCTTATGCTCGTGGTGATGAAAGCTTAGGTGTTGTGCATAAAAGTTATAAAATTTAGTCCTTGTAGCTCAGCTGGTAGAGCAACTGATTCGTTAGAACGGCGGGGCGGTGGTTCGATTCCACCCAAGGACACATTATGGAGGAGATGTTATGGATAAAGCAGCATGGAAAAAGCAAAAAGAGCTGATGAAAAAGATGAAACAAAATAATCCTAATTGGCCCAAAGTAAAACCTAAACCTCATGGAAGTAATCAAATGTCGTTAGGTAGTTTAATAAAAGCGTTACAAAAAGAACGATCTGGGTTACCAGTACACATTAATAACTCAATAAATGTAGGACATTGGAGTGAAGGCCATCCAGGTATGCCCCATAGTTATTATGGGTATCCTTCAGACTTAGCGTTTACTCTTGTTCAAACTCCTATAACAGTTAAGCAATTCCTCACAGTATGCGAATCCGCTATAAGAGCATCATTTACAGGACCCGATCATTCAGAGGGGTATTACAGGGATTATATTATGAAAGCAAATACTCCTATTTGGATTTCAGAATTAGATAAAGCTAGTAATAACGGTGTTGTCGACGTCATATCTTCTAATGAGCTAATTGATCATGTATCTATAATTATTAAACCTATTGAAGATGAGGAGGAGGATGATGGCTCTGAATAAACAGAAAAAACTACAATACATAGAACAAATATTAGAAGAAATCAAGAATGGTTCTATAGATGACAAAGAAGACTCAATATTAATTGAAGTAGCCTTAGATTTTATTGAAGACCTGAAAGAGGGCAAATCAGATGGAGGCACTTAATTCTTGTGACGAGAATGATAAATTAACTATATTGTTAAATATCAGACAGGGAACACAATCAACCACATATTCAGTTTCTAACTTACCAGACTGGTATGACATGTTAGGAATATTTGCAATTTACGGCGTTGTAGCTATGACTATATTTTATAGTGGCTTGTGGATAGCCAGTAAATATAAAGGAGAGCAAAAATGACTGTATTGATCTTAGTAACAGGATTAGTGTTAGGTATGTTTACATACCAACCTTTGTGGTTCGACACTAGACCTCATTACTATCACCTGACTTACAATAACAAGTCAGAATGCCAACAAGCAAGAGAGATGATAAAGGACAAAGGTACTGTATGTACTGACAAACATGAAATGTATAAAACTAAATAAGGGGTCTACATGAAAAAATACCATCCGTTTTCTGAAAGAATAGTCGATATCCTTGTTCGTAAAGTTAACAATGATAATCGACATTTTTTTCGCATTCTAACTGGGTATTACTTATCTAAAGTAGCCTCCATGATGCGATGTAACATTCAAACAAATGATAGAGATGTAATCCCGGTTAATACTTATGTATTAAATCTAATGGTATCAGGAACAGGTAAAGGGCACTCCACAAATATTTTGGAACGGGACTTTATAGCTTATTTTAAGAAAGAATTTTTAAACAATATCTTTCCTAGAAAAGCTGAGGAAAATATTCAAACTTTAGCTCGAGAAAGAGCTGAATGGAGAATTAACGTTGGTCACAGCATACTGCCATTAGATGAAGAAACCGCTATTCAAGTAACAAATTTTCAATCTCACTATGATCGTTTAGGTCAATTAGCTTTTAGTTTTGACAGTGGAACTTCTCCAGCTGTTAAACAAATGAGAGAAAAACTTTTATTAGCTTCTGCAGGATCCATGAATCTAGAATTAGATGAAGTTGGATCAAATATGTCTGCAAATGCTGATGTATTAAATACGTTTTTAGAACTCTATGATGTAGGTCTTGTAAAACAAAAGTTAATAAAAAATACACAAGAAAATATTAGATCAGAAGAATTAGCAGGTAACACTCCCACTAATTTAATGATGTTTGGTACACCTACTAAATTACTAGACGGAGGAAAAACAGAAGAAGAGTTCAAACAATTTCTTGAAACCGGCTATGCTCGTAGATTGCTATTTGGATATACAACAGAAAGTCATAGAACCAAATATGCATCTGCACAAGAACGGTATCATCAAATGGTGGATCCTCATTTAGCTAAAGATATATTAGCTATACAACAAGCATTCACTAACTTTGCAAAAAGGCCATTTAATCCAGTATTACAAATGACTGAAGCCAATTCTATTTATTTAATACAATATCAAATGAAGTGTGAGGATGCTGCAGATGAAATGAAAGACCATATGAGCATCCATAAGGCTGAAATTATACATCGATATTACAAAGCTATTAAGCTGGCTGGAGCCTATACTTTCGCTGATAATTCTACTGAAATTACCCAGGATCATCTAGATTACGCAATTAGCGTAGTTGAGGATTCAGGAGAGGCATTTCATCAATTAATGCGTAAACAAGGGCCTTATGAACGTTTAGCACACTATTTAGCTGATTGCGATCAAGAGGTAACTCAGCATGAGTTAGTCGAAGAACTCGCATTCTACGGAGGCTCAGAAGCTCAAAGAAAAGATTTAATGACTTTAGCCACGTCTTATGGGTATAGAAACAACATTATTATCAAAAAACGGATGTTAGACGATATTGAATTTTTCGATGGAGAAACTCTTCAAGAAACAGATTTAGATAGTCTAACCGTAGCTATTAGCAAAGATATAGCATATAACTTTGAATTCCATGATCCAAAACCTTCATTTACTTTATTACACCAGCTAACTACAGCTCAAAATCTCCATTATACAGCACATGGATTTGTTAATGGGCACCGTACAACTGACTGTGTTATTCAAGGATTTGATTTACTTATCCTGGACTGTGATGGAGACGTTAATATATCTACAGTTAAAGCGTTATTAGAAGATTACACCTTCCTAATTTCTACTACTAAACGACATACTGAAGAATTAAACAGATTCAGGCTTATTTTACCTATGTCCCACAAAATTAAGCTATCCGCCAGTGACTATTCTAGATTTATGGAGAATGTATTCGAATGGTTACCATTCCCCGTAGACGAAGGCGCCAAGGATATTGCTAGAAAATGGGCCACACATCCAGGAATCTATGAATACAACAAAGGAAATACAATTGACGCTACTATGTTTATTCCAGAAACTAAAAGATCCGACGAAACAAAAGCACAGATTAGTGCTACTGGTGTCGATAATATTGAGCGTTGGTTTGTAACTCATACAGCTAAAGGTAATAGAGCTAATCACCTATACAGATATGGAATGGTATTAATAGATAGTAACTACGCATTGGGTGAAATAGTAGAAAAGTTAGAGACTTTTAATAATTCTCTAGAAACACCATTGCCTGAGGAACAATTTAGAAACAGTACAGTTAAATCTATTAGTAAAGAATTTCAAAAGAGGAAAATAAAATGAACTTTGGTATTCCAGAAAAAGATAGAACACAAATAAAAGAAGCTTTTTCTTCATTATGTGACTCATTTGGAAACATATGGGAAAATATTATTGATGATAAAAAAGAAGAAAGAATTAAAGATCTTGAAAAACAAATTTGGAATCTCGAGGAAGAGGTCCAAGTACTTAGTAAAGAACGGGAAAACGAGAATGATAAGCTATACCGAAATACTTTAGAAACCTTGGAGAAAAATAAATGAACAATCATCTAGTACTAGTCTCAGGTAAATCTAGCTCAGGTAAAAGTGCTAGCTTAATGGCCATGGATAAACCTGAAGGTGTCATGTATCTAAATTGTGAAAATGGTAAGAAGTTACCTTTTAAAAGTAAATTTAGAGAACTAACAGTTACTGATACAGACCAAATATATCAGGCATTCGAAGAAGCCGAAAAAATGAAGGATGTACACACTATAGTTATTGATAGTCTTACATATTTAATGGATATGTATGAAAGTACGAAAGTATTGCCTTCAACAAATACAATGCAAGCATGGGGGCAATACGCACAGTTTATGAAAATATTAATGTCTCAAGTAGTGGCCAAATCTACAAAGAACGTAGTGTTTCTGGCCCACACTTCAGACATCCTTAACGAATCTGAAATGGTAAAAGAAACTATGGTTAAAGTTAAAGGTTCCTTGATGAATCAAGGTATTGAAAGTTTCTTCACCTGTGTTATGTCTACTAAAAAAATAGACTTAGGTAAACTAGACGATAAGGTTGCTAAGTCTACATTATTTAAAGCTACCCAAGATAATAAAGACGACGGATTCAAATACGTATTTCAAACTCGATTAACTAAAGAAACAGTTAACGAGAGAATTCGTAGTCCTATGGGCATGTGGCCTAGAAACGAAACCTATATAGATAATAATTTACAAAATGTTATTAACCGGCTTCATCAATACTATAAATAAGGGGAACTATGAGTCATCCAGGAAATGACAATATTATAGATATGAAACGGGATCAGATAATGGAAGTAACCGGTCTAGACCCAACACGTCTTGCAGAGATAGAAAAAATGGTAGATGCGTCTACAGAAATGGGCATTGCTGTAGTACAAGACATAGCAGCTGCAGCTTTAAAAAGGAAACCTGGTATGTCTGTTAAAGAATTTACTAAAGTATTAGATGATTACCTTATACAAAAAAAGGCTCAAGCTAATAACAGTGGCTGAATAGAGCCATTAATTTTAACACTCAAAATAAAGGATATAACTTATGAGTGAATGGGAACTCCCTAAAGGTGTAGAAACACAGTCCATCGAAAGAATGGGCGGTAGTTTTGCATGGGAATCTGGTGTATATGATGCCACTATTAAAATGGTGTATCTAAACCAGTCAGCAAAAGAAGCAGTAAGTTTTAACATTATTCTTGAAAAGAATGGTGGTAATTTCGCAGAGCTTAAGGAAAGTTTCTGGGTTAGATCTGGTAAAGAGAAAGGTAATAAGATTACCTTCACAAAAGATGGTAAAGATTATCCTCTTCCAGGATATTCACTTGCCAAATCTATGTGTATAGCTGCTACCGGTGAAAGTTTACCTAAGTGTATGGATTCTGCAGAAAAGAAACAAGTTAAGATCTGGAATCCAGAACAGAAGAAAGAACTACCTACGGAACGTCCAGTAATTACAAGTTTAATTGGTAAAACAATTAAAGTAGCTGTTCATCAAGTAATTGAGGACAAACAAGCTAAAGACGCTAATGGAAAGTATGTATCCACAGGCGAATCTCGCACCGTAAATAATTGTAAATTCTTTGGTAATTCAGCAGGTAAAACTGCCGAAGAAATTACAGATAATAAACCTGCTGCTATGTTTGATAAGTGGGCCCAGAAGAATACAGGGGCTGTTATCGATAAATCTACTAAAGCTACTGGTAGTTCTGCAGCAGACATTATGGGATCTGCACCTGAAACTAAAGGTTCATTATTTCAAACTGAACCACCTATTTAATGAATATCGCAGGCATCGATCCGGGGGCTAATGGATCAATCGCTGTTCTGGATTCAGAGGATCCAGACAGCATTGATCTGTTAGATCTAAAGAAAAATACTATCTTTGAAGTATTTGATTGGATGGAGGGCAAAATATCGTCATTTT